ATCATATACTCTTTGCCGTTAGCATCAATATGTGTAACATAATCATGCCTAGACTTACTTTCAATTATTGTGCCATCCGGTGTTCGCAATGCACTATATATTAATTCACTCATATGAGTGTCCTTTTTAAGTTGGCAACCCAGTAAGGATTCGAACCTCAATCGCAAGGTTTTGGAGACCTGCATCTTACCATTAGAACACTGAGCTATATTGAACATTTTTCTTTAGATCCCACTTTTCAACAACAGGTAAACCGAACTCATCTTCATCCACGCAGACATAAGCCACAGTTTTCTTAACTAGCCCATAGCGATAGGGAGAACCAATCTGGTCACCTACCCATATCTTGTGTGGAAAGTCCTCACAAAAAACCATATGGTCATCATTCAATGAATACTCAAAGTAGTTACCTACTTCTTTCTCTGTAAAACATCCAATCGGGTCCTGCGTGTGAGTGTAATATGCCATTACAGTTTGCCTTTTGCCCTAATAAGTGTATATTATACTGTATTTATGTAGCAGAGTCAACCTTTTTTTCCGGTAAAATTGGCGGAGAGTGAGGGATTCGAACCCTCGATACAGTTGCCCATATACCTCCTTAGCAGGGAGGCGCTTTCGACCACTCAGCCAACTCTCCGTATGTAGCACATTATAATAGTTATCACGTCTTGTGTCAAGAACTATATAAAGTGATAAATACTGCTATGCCTAGATTAAGTTTATGGAACAAGAACAAAACAAACGACTACGATTTTCAAGATAAGATTATAGCCGAGAACATCAATGCGGGTGGTACTGGTGTCTATGTACACAAATACATAGGAACTTATACAGATGATTCCGCTAATACAAGTACTGGAACAGGTGACTTGTATATTCAAGATGTACTGTTTTTAGAAAATAGAGACAGGAGATATGATGCTGATATTTACGAATTACGTGGCAGTTATACTCCTGGAGACCCAGACTTCGACTTAACACAGTTTGGTATGTTTATTAACAATGATTCATTGTTTATGACATTTCATATGAATACATGTGCAAGTTTATTGGGCAGACGTTTAATGGCAGGAGATGTTGTAGAGCTTCCGCATTTAAGAGACGACTTATTACTCGGTGGCGGTGAAGCCATTAATAGATTCTTTGTTGTAAGTGATGCTGGTAGACCAGCAGAAGGTTATGATGCAAGATGGTGGCCTCACTTATGGAGAGTTAAACTAACTGGTATAACAGACAGTCCAGAATACAGAGATATACTGGGTACTGGTGAAACTGCAGATGATTTACGAAATGTATTAAGTACTTACAATACACAAATAGCAATTTCAGATAAAGTACAAGCAATGGCGGCTGAAGAGGTCGAGTATGATGCAAACTACATGGCTGGTGGGCATTTATACATAGATGAGAATGCTCCAGGTAAACCAGGTATTGCTGTAGCAGGAGACGGTACTCCTCCAAACGGAGCAGTTATAGTTGGTAGTGGAACATCGTTCCCTATGGACGCAAACAACGGAGATTATTTCTTGAGAACAGATTTTACACCAAACAGATTATTCGTAAAGAACCTCAGTGTGTGGTCTAATGTAAGTACAGCCAAGACTGCGGCATGGTCTGCGGCAAATAAAATACTTACTTCGTTTGTTAACAACGATGACCAGCGTATTAATACTGACGGTACGACTGGTGCTGTTAAAACTAATCTCAGTAAAGCAGTGAAACCAAAGGCAGACTAGTATGGCAAATATGGATTATTTTTATGACGCACAGGTAAGAAGATACTTACTACAGTTTATGCGGATCTTTGGCGAGTTTAAAGTTTCAGAAGGCAAACGAGGTGGTGTTACATATTATAATAAAGCACCTGTAAGATATTCAGACATGAGTCGAATGGTTGCACATATACTCACTAAAGGTGGTGAGAATATGATTAACAGTACGCCTTTTATCGCTACTAGTATACAAAGTTTATTAATTGCTAGAGATAGGACTCAAGATCCTACACTAGTTTCTAAAGTACAGATAGCCGAAAGAGAATATAATACAGGCACTGCTTCATACGGAACTGGACAAGGAAACTTATATAGCACAGACAGAATAATGCCTGTACCTTACAACTTAACAATGCAAGTAGATATTTGGAGTAGCAACACAGACCAAAAACTACAATTGTTAGAACAAATTTTAATATTATTTAATCCTAGTTTGCAGTTACAACAAAACTCAAACCCACTAGATTGGTCTAGTTTATTCGAAGTAGAGTTAACAGATATACAATGGTCTAATAGAAGTATTCCTGCAGGAGTAGACGAGACACTAGATGTTGCTACTTTAACATTTGTAATGCCTATATGGTTAAATCCTCCGGCGCAAGTTAAAAGACAAAAAATTATTAACTCTATTATTGCCAATGTGTACAAGACTACAAGTGTTGCTGATTTAGGTTACGACTCAGATATATACGACTTCTTTAGAACGCTAGACGGCGAAATGGAAACACAAACAATTACACCAAATAACTATTGGGTAAGCATTGACGGTACTGAAGCAACACTATTTAAAACTGCTCCGACTGGCACTCCTGCTGAAAGTGTTTACGATGATGGCACTATGGTAAAAGCCAATTGGAATGACTTGTTAGAAGTGTTGGCTCCGCAAAGTGCAGGTGGCACAGTGGCTGGAGCAAGTGTAGACATAGCAGATATTCCGTTAACAACAGGAAGCACATTACAATTAAATATTAATAGTGATATTGAAAGCACATCATTAATTACAGGCACAATTGTTAGAAGCTCTATAGATACTGCTAAGTTAGTATTTACAGTAGACAATGACACATTGCCGACTACAACACAAACAGATGTAACAAGAATTGTTAATCCGGAAAGTAATTATCCAGGTGACGGCACAATTGATACCGAGCTCACCGGACAAAGATATTTACTTACAAACGAAATTGTCGGAGACAATTGGGGCAGTTTATCCGCAGACGTACACGACATTGTCGAGTACGACGGTGCTAAATGGATAGTGTCGTTTGATGCTAGTTCTGTATCAGACACCCATTACGTTAAAAATTTATTCACAAACAAACAGTACAAATATGAGAACTCTTCATGGACAAGCACACACGAAGGTCAGTACAACCCAGGATATTGGAAACTGAACCTGTAAAAAAATTCGACGGCATTGCTGGAGCAGGTGTCATTATCCTTGCTCGTGATACTGGAAGATGTTTATTCCAATTACGCAATAGTGATAAGCGTCATAAAAACACATGGGGCTTTTGGGGTGGCATGATTGACAACGGAGAGTCACCGTTTGAATGCATACAACGAGAATTAAAAGAAGAAATTGGCTTCGTTCCAGTACTACAAAAACTAAATCCCATAGACATCTATCAAAGTAAAAACAAACACTTTATGTATTACAGTTTTGCATATGTAGTGGACCACGAATTTGTTCCTACTCTAAATGGTGAGAGCTCAGGGTATGCATGGGTAGACATAGGCAAGTGGCCTAAGCCGTTGCATGATGGTGCGAGATCTACTTTAGGCAGAAACAAAGGTACTGATAAACTGCGTACTATCCTAAAACTCAATCTTTGATAAGTACTAGTATGTCAAAAGATGTAATAAATTTTGATGTAGTTAGACTGACTTCCGAACTAAACAAATATCACAAACACAAAGCAATTCCTACTTCATTTATGAATGGGACTTGGACTATACCACATCTTTTAAACATTTACGATGAGCTTGATATACGACATCAAGGAATTGCAGATGCCTTAATCGAACAGTATAAAGTGACTTTACAATCCAGTAGTGAAGGATTATATAAAAGTTTAGTTAACGAATACAAGTCATTTCTATCTACTCAGGCTACTAGAGATCCTAGGTGGAATTTCCCACCTGTAATGAATAAGTATAGGCAGAATATCAACCCAATAAGAGCATTAACATATGAGATTAGGGAGATGGCTTATTCGTTTAATCCTAAGGGTGACCACCATCAATGGCTAGCCTCATTAATAACCGACCCGAATAATTACCACAGGATAATACAAGATATTATCAAAGACAGGCAACGTGTAGATGTAATTATAAATTTCTATCACCCAGCATATGTTGGTGCTGGCTTGCCGATGCCTCTCGAATTAAGACATTTACAAACACTGCGAACAGACTTACTCGAATATGCTAAGTTGTTTACAGAGTTTAGAAATTACGATCCTGACGAATAATTACTTGCTTGTGGCTATGAAAACGCCATCCCAATCTTTAGGAAGTTTTTGGGTCTTTTGAAATTCGCAACGTTCAATCCACATATCATAATATCCTTTCATCTTGCCTTCGAACGCATCATGTAGTTGCTCACATAATTTAATTGCTTTATTAAAGTTTTGTTTACGATATTGCATGTGCATATCTTCATGCATTTGTTTTGCTTTTGCATACTTGCTTATTTTAATATCAAGTACAGTGTATATTTCAATGCCCACAGTCTTTCCTTTTACTGCAAGGTCATCTACTTTAAGATAAAAGAAACTATTCTTTGTGTGCTTGTAAGTGTCTCCTCCCACTAACAACAAGCAACCATATTCCTTACACTTACTTTCTATTCTCGCGGCAGTACTAACTGCGTCTCCGAGTATGTCATATGAATGTCTGGCAGTGGAGCCCATCTCCCCAATATAACCGAGCCCAGTATTAATACCAGCACCCATACCAACTGGCGGTCTACCTTCTTTAACAATTTTATCATTGAATTCCTCTACTGCTCTAAGCATTAATAGTCCTGTTTTCACAGCACTTGCAGGATGATCTGGATCGTCCATTGGTGCATTGTGTATGTGCATACTTGCATCGCCAATATACTTAATAACCATTCCGTCTGCATCAAGTATAGGCTGTGTAATGGCATCCATGTAACCATTCATTATTTTTGTTAGTCCTTGAACATCGTCACCAAAACTTTCTCCTAGTGGGGTGAAGCCACGTAAATCTGAGAAGCATATACTAACTTCTTTTTTCATACCTTGTTTAATTAAGTCTGGATTTTCTTGCAACATTCTAACAACTGTAGGTGAGGCATATCCGGCAAATTGTTTTTGTATTTCTTGTCGTAGTTTAAACTGTACCCAGAAGTTATTAAAACTTGCCTGTGTAAATATTAAAAATGTTGCTATTGCAGGATATGTAGCATCAAATAAAACTAAGTTTGCTGTATAAGAATGTACACTATAATATACAATTCCCCCTATAATGCTTACTGTAGTAAACAATCCTGCCCATATAGGTA